CATGAACTTGGAGTTGTCGATGCGCTGGTTCTGAAGCTCCCACAACGCGATCTGAATGTCGTTGATGATCTCAACAATGCTTTTGCCTCGGAACTCAAACGGCGTCGGCATAATGTTCGCAACAACAAACGGAAACTGGCCGTGCCAAAACGGACTGGCGCAATCACGGATGATGACCTGACGATTCGCAATAACGGTAAGGCGCATCATGTTGCCGTCTCGCCACCACCACTCAATGACCTCAACCCTGCCGCGCCGCTCCTTCTCCTCCGACGTAGACAGGTTCGACTGCTCCTCAATCTTGTCGAGGTTCTCGTAGACGCCGGCGGCTTCTAGGCTGCGCTTGGACTCGTAGGTGCGGAAAAACACGTACTCGGCGTCGTCAAGGCTGGTGGCGTTGCAGTCCCACAAGAAGTGGTTAGCGTCCACATTGACGAACCCTGGCTGCTGGCGGTACGGAACTGTCTCGTACGGCTGGCGCATGCCGAGCGGATCAGGCTTGTAGTTCGGCGTGGGGACGCGCCGCCACTCCTCGAGCCACGGGATCTTCGCGACGCTGATGCCACGAATCAACGCCTGCTTGACAAACAAGGCGTACTTCTCAGAGAAGTTGTCCTTGTAGCGCTGCGCCTTAAGGATGTGCGACAACAGCTCTGCGCCTTCGGCGTACTGCGGCTGGGCTGGGAGGACGCGCACGTCAGGCTCGTCATCAACGATGTTCGACTCAATAACGTCGATGATCTGGAGCGCGTATGGCGGGTGCAGGTCGGACTGCCATTCGATCTCGGACGGCTTGAGAACGGCGTTGTAGCCGTCGTCGCACTTCTTGTAGAACTCTCGATTCTCGCGGTGCTTTTGATCGCTGGATGCCCAGCACTTCTGGAAGCGCGTGAAGAGTTTCTTCTGGTCGGTGTTTTCCATCATTGTGTGGAGTATAGGTTACTAGCCGAACACCCAGATTTGAATCTGAGCATTACCACCATTACCGCCAGCGCCACTGGTGAAAGCAGAACCACAAGCTCCGCCACCACCACCGCCACCACCAGGATTAGCACCATTGCCACCGTTGCCGCCATTAGTTGAGCTTGCCCCGCCTCCACCACCACCGCTTTTAGGAACAGTTGCATTTGATGCAGAAGTGTTGATTGCAGCACCACTCCCTCCTCCACCTGTGCTGCTGTTGGAAAAAGGATCGTTTCTGGAAACTCCACCATCAGAACCAGCAGTAAATATTGTAGCGTCAGTACGGCCGCCGCCGCCGCCACCGCCGCCACCACCACCAAAACCAGGCCCTCCTTCGTTAACGCTAGTTAAACTCGTACTTATCCCTCTTCCGCCATAACTGTACTCAGAACCTTCTACAACACTTAAACCATAACCAGGAACTTCGTAGCTTCTACTCCAAGTCCTCTGTCTATATCCAGCGAGATTGGCGCCACCACGCCAACCACCAGGACTGCCTGGGAAAAATAGATTCCCAAACGAACTATCGCCACCTGTTCCGCCAATATTTCCATCGCTGTTCATGCCTCCAACTGCGCCAATTCCACCAGCACCAATAACAACGTTTACGTTACTGCCAGCGCCTCCCAAAGAACTTACACTAACAATAGTTCTCCACAAAGTTCCGCCAGCCCCTCCTGAGCCACCATTTGTATCAAAAGGGTTAGACCCCCCGCTGCCGCCGCCACCACCAGCACCAATAGCCTCAACAATTACAAGCCTAGACGTCTGCGGAAGCTTATAAGTGGAAGAACCAACAGTGTTAAAGATTCTAGTATCGACAAGTTTGTTAGTAAAAGAACTTGAAACAATTGTAGAAACGGTTGCGCTTAGCGCTTGGATGTTTGACTGCTGATCAATAATGTCATTGACAATTACATTCTGATCGTTTGCATTCGGCTTATCGCCGGCAACAACAATCCTAGGAAGCTCGTAAGCCATTCTTGAAACTACCCAAAAACCCAAATAGTAATTTGCGCATTTCCTCCGCTTCCTCCGGCTCCAGAGGCAATGCTCTGATTAGCGCCTCCTCCGCCGCCACCACCGCCACCAGGGTTACCACCGTTACCGCCAGCGCCAGGAGCAGTAGAACTTCCGCCGCCTCCGCCCCCTCCCTGCTTTGCCGAACCATTGCCGCCACTAACGCTTACAGCTCCACCACTAGCTCCGCCACCGGTATTAATTTCCCTAGTGGCCGTAACGAGAACAGAAAAATCATTACTCGAGCCTCCACCAGTGCCCCCTGAAAGGGCAGTTGAGCTTGTCATACCCCCACCGCCGCCGCCGCCGCCGCCACCATTCAAATGGTAAAACCCATTCTGATTTACGTTAGCGCTTACTGCTGCACCGCGCCCAGATCTTCCATAACCCCAGAAACCATCAGCGGATTCGTAATCCATAGAAACCGAATTAGCAGCACTTGTCGATCCAGTTCCTCCAGCGTTACCGCCTTGCCCGCCAGGAAATGAAAGAAAACCAAAACTACTAACGCCTCCATTATTTCCACTAACCCCATTAGTGTTAGCAGTAACAGAAGTACCACCACTTCCGCCTACGCCAATAATTGCGCTTATGGACGCTCCGGCCCCGCCAAGAGCGCTTGCTGAAACAGTTTCCCTAAAGAAACCACCACCAGCGCCTCCGCCACCCCCACCAGCGTTATTTGTGCTTGTTGAAGACCTTCCGCTTCCGCCTCCACCACCAGCGCCAACACACTCCACAATAACCATCTGAGCGCTTGTTGGAAGCGTATACATTGTAGTTCCAGTAGCACTAAATACTTGCGTAGCAAGCAGTGAAAAACTGAGCGCAGTAATTCCCTGAATATCGGCGCTTACGGCAGATACGCTTGAGCTAACAGCCTGGATATCCGACTGGTGCTGAATGATGTCGTTGACAATGATGTTGTGCTGCGAAGCTGGGTACTTATCGCCAGCGACAACAGTCTGCGGAGCAACGTACGTCACGCAGTAATCCTATCAGTACAACGCTGTGACAGTGGTCGCGCTTGTGCTCGTAGAGTAAACACGCACAACGCGAATCGGAAGAATAGTTCCCCTAGCGCAAACAAGAACCACAGGGTCGGTATCGCCAACAAGAAGAACATTCACATTATGGTGCGAACCACTGCCCTCAGCCTGCAATGCGCGCGTAACCTCAGCAAGATCATTCTCATCGTCAGGCGTGACAAGTACCGCTCGAGTGTACGGCGCGAGAATCTCGGGCGCCGTCTGCGAAAAACTGTTAGTAGCCACCCTCGCCGCCCATCGCGCCGCCCATCGGAGCGCCCATCGGAGCAGCACCGCCACCCATCATCGGCGTCATCGGCGTCGAAACAGCAGCCTCACCAGCAGGATTCGGCGTCGGCAGCGAAGCGATCAGCATCATGATCTCCTTCTGCATGCGCTCCTGCATCATCGCGGCCTGACGCTCCTGCTCCATCATCTGAAGCGTCTGCTCCTGCGCGAGCTGTGCGATGCCAGGGAGAGCAGCAACGGCCGGCGGGGCGCCTGCGCCACCCATCGGCGCGGGCGGCATCGGAGCCATCGGCGCCATCATCGGCGCGGCGCCCATCATCTCGGGCGGCGGGGGCGGCAGCATCGGCCCAGCATTCATCATGTCAGGAGGAACGCTCACGCCATACTCCCCTTGCGCTTCTTCAGCGCATTCTTCAGCATCTCAAGCTTAGGATCGGGCGTCTTCATCGAGCCCGGAGCCTTCATCCCGTACCCTGGCATTACGAAGCCCTCCGGCGCCCCTCAGCAGCAAGCTGCTGAAACTTCTCCTTGCCGTACTTCTTACGACCAATCGAAGCGGCAAGCGCCTTCGGATCACGCACGCCCTTCTCCGCAAGCTTGCTCGCAAGCGCAGAGAACTTGCCACCACCACCGAGTTTCATGTTCTTACCAGCCACGTCGAAACTATACCTTACTTCCCGCCGGACTCTTCGCGCTTGATACGCGCAGCCTGCCGAGCAGCCCACGACGCACCAGCATCCCCACCCCACGCCTGCCACGCCACATACCCCGGCGTCTCCTTACCCGGCGTACCCCAACCAGGCTTCCTATCCACAGCATGCCTCGAGAAAAACGAGTGCATCCGCATCACATGATCCCTGGTCAGCGGCGCGCCGGCAACTATCTTTCGTGCGCGAGCAGCAGTAGCAGGCTCAAAACCGCCGCCAGCCTTACCATCAGCAACAAGGTCCAACCCCCTGCGCGCCGCACTACGCATACCAGCACTAGGAACGTACTTGCTCACGCCGAAAGTATACGTGTGCTAGTGTGCGGCACGCGGCTGGGAGGGGCATCCTCAACCCTAGTTCCATCGCTAGCGCCCCAACCAGCCGCCCAAAACCCTACTTCTTGCCGACAACGAACCGCGTAGCGCGCTTCTGAATGTCAGGCTGCGGCTTAGGCTTAGGCTTCTCCACCAATCGGATAGGCGTCACAGCTTCCTGCTGCCACACCGCCTGCGCGCCAGCCATAGCCATCACCAAGTCGTCGTGACAACCCTCATCCGCCTCGGGACGCGGCTCTCGACCACCACGATCCCGGTACACAAACGTCTTCATCTCGCCAATCAAGTCCTCGCTCTTGATTCGGTGCGGCTCATCACGCACAGCGGCCTGCAACGCTGCCAGCATCAGCGGCCTGGTCGCGCTCGTCGTGTTCCACCCGAGAATCTGCTCGTACTTCGCGTTCACACCAATCGGATTCTTCGGACGCCACAAGCGCGGATACCCCATCGCGTTCTTCAGCTGCGTCAGCACCGCCGTTCCAGGCCCATTGCGCTCCACAGCGATAATCGCGTCGTTGAACAAGCGTC